GATTATCAAACCAAAGAATGGAGTAAAACACAATTTGCTACACGAGAAGATTATGTTTCTTTTCTTTTTAGCATTTTTAAAGAGCCAGGTAAGTATGAGTTTGATGAATGTTCTATACACTTCAATGAAGAAGGTAGGAACTTTAATAAATATAGACTTTATTGTAAAGCGCCAGAGCGTTCTAAAGATTTTATAGAATACTGGAACAAAGAAAAAGATAAATGTCGTAAAGGTGTAATCTTTAAAAACAAAGACAAGACATGGTATCTTCCACGAGATTATTACATGTGGTTAAACTTTTTACCTATTTATAACAAAGAGGTAAATAAGTTTACATTTGCTGATGTACGTGATGCTCAGTATCATATGGCTCTTTATGAAGAATTAGCATTTATGAACAACAAGCATTCTGCTATTTTAAAGAAACGTCAGATTGCATCTTCATATTATCATGCTGGTAAAATCATAAATTTATTCTGGTTTGAAGAAGGTTCTGTTTCTAAAATGGCAGGTTCACTAAAAGATTATATCAATGAAAAAGGAACATGGCGTTTTCTTGAAGAATACAGAAACTTTCTAAATAAACATACAGCATGGTATCGTCCATGTAATCCTGATAAAGTTCTTAACTGGGAACAAAAAGCTGAGGTAAATCAAGGTGGTAGAAAAGTGGATGTAGGTTTAAAATCAGTTATCATGGGATTGGTTTTAGAAAAAGATCCTACAAATGGTGTTGGTGGTCCTTGTACTTTATTTTTTCATGAGGAAGCAGGGATTGCTCCAAAAATGAGTACCACTTTAGAGTATCTTTTACCAGCTATGAAATCAGGTATGATGTATACTGGTATGTTTGTGGTTGCAGGTTCAGTGGGTGATTTAGAACAATGTGAACCACTAAAAGAATTGATTTTAAATCCTGATTCAAAAGATATAATGGCTGTTGAAACAGATCTTCTTGATGATAAAGGAACTAAAGGAATGTGTGGTTTGTTTATACCAGAACAATGGTCAATGCTTCCATGTATAGATGAGTTTGGTAACTCTCAAGTAGAGAAATCATTAGAGATGATTCTTGCAGAACGTGAAGATTGGAAGAAAAAACTTAAACCTGAAGATTATAGATTACGTATTTCTCAGAAACCTATTAATATCAAAGAAGCTTTTGATTATAGAAAAGAAGCTAGATTTCCTGAGCATCTTGTTTCACAACAAATTCGCAGGATTGAAGATAAAGATTATCCTGTGGATTATGTAGATCTTGTAAGAGAAGATGATAAAATAGTGCAAGTTTCTACAAGAAAACTACCAATAATGGAGTTTCCTATTTCTCCTAAAACAGAAAACAAAGAAGGAGCAATTGTAATATACGAAAAGCCAATTCCTAATCCTAAGTTTGGAATGTATTATGCATCCATAGATCCTGTGTCAGAAGGTAAAACAACTACATCAGAATCTTTGTGTTCTATTTTCATATACAAAACCCAGCAAGAAGTAAAAATTCATAAAAATGATGGTTCAGTTGAGGTAAGATTGGAACGTGATAAGATAGTAGCTTCATGGTGTGGTAGGTTTGATGACCTGAAGAAAACTCATCAAAGATTAGAGATAATGATTGAATATTATAACGCCTGGACAATAGTAGAAAACAACGTCCATTTGTTTATTCAATACATGATAGAGAGAAGAAAACAAAAATATCTTGTGCCAAAAAACCAAATTTCATTCTTAAAAGAACTAGGAAGTAACAATAATGTATTTCAAGAATATGGTTGGAGAAACACAGGAACTCTTTTTAAATCAAATCTTGTGTCTTATGCTATACAATTTTTAGAAGAAGAAATAGATGTTCAAACAAAACCTGATGGTACAATTACAAAAGTTACATATGGTGTTGAAAGAATACCAGATATCATGCTTTTAAAAGAGATGCAGGCATATAGAGATGGTTTAAACGTGGATAGACTTGTAGCATTTTGTGCACTTGTTGCTTTTGCAAGAGTACAAGAATCTAACAGAGGATATACTAAGCGAGAAGAACATGAGAATTCTGGTGATTTGCAAAACAGAAAAAAAATTCTTAACTTATTTACGAATCCTTTTCGTCATGTTGGTTTACAAGAAGTTAAAGCAAAAGAATCACCAATGAAAAAAAGTAGGAATCCATTTAAAAATATGAGGTAAAATGCAAATATTTAACGCACTTCAATTAAAAAAAGGAGCTAAGGCTGACTTTAACAAAATGGGTACATTTACCCAACCAGTTCAATTTTTACCAGTAAAGGATAAAGATGAAGCATGGGGAGCATGGAATATGGATTGGTATGAAATGCAAGGTTTAAAACAAATTAGAAGAAACGCAAGACGTCTTCTAAAAAACTACAAACTTGCAAATGGTATAATTGATAAGACAGATTACATTGTTGAAGAAAACAATGACATGGCTGAGCTTATTGATGTTCTTACTAAAGAAGATACTTCTGCATTTGAACTTAAGTTTTTTCCAATTATTCCTAATGTTGTCAATGTTATGACAAGTGAGTTTGCTAAACGCAACGACAAAATCATGTACAGAACAGTGGATGAAACATCATTTAATGAAATGATGGAGGAAAAAAGAAAGATGGTTGAAGAGGTTTTGGTTGCAAGAGCTGAACGTAAGATGCAACAGAAAGTTGAAGAAATGGGTTTGGATCCTAAAAATGAGGAACAATCTCAACAGATTCAAGAAATGATGTCTGAGCAAAGTATAAAATCTTTACCAGAAATTGAGGAGTTTTTTAAAAAATCATACAAGTCAATGATGGAAGAGTGGGCCACTCACCAGCATAATGTAGATGAAGAAAGATTTAAAATGCGTGAGTTAGAAACTTTAGCATTTAGAGATAGTTTAATTACAGATAGAGAGTTCTGGCATTTCAATATGCTTGAAGATGATTATGAATTAGAGGTATGGAATCCTGTTCTTACATTTTATCATAAATCGCCAGGTGCAAGATATGTATCTCAATCAAACTGGGCTGGTAAAATAGATCTTATGACACCTGCTGATGTAATAGATAAGTATGGTTATAAGATGAGTGGAGATCAACTTAAGTCACTTGAAGCTATTTATCCTGTAAAATCTGCAGGTTATATTCTTCCAGGTGTTCAAAATGATGGTTCTTTTTATGATGCTTCGCGCTCGCACGAGTGGAATGTTGATGGACCTTCTCTTGGTATGCGTCAGTTTACATCTTACAGAGATACAACCAATGGATATGGTGATGATATAATTTTAAAAATCATCAGTGAATCTGAAGATATGCTGGATTTTGATAACACAGGTTTACTTCGTGTAACCAATTGTTATTGGAAATCTCAAAGAATGGTAGGTCATCTTACCAGAATTGATGAATTAGGAATGTTGACTGATATGATTGTAGATGAGACTTACAAGATTACAGAAAAACCAATATACGATACAAGAGTTATAAAAAAGAAATCACGTGAAACTTTAATGTTTGGTGAGCATATAGATTGGATATGGATTAATCAAGTATGGGGAGGTGTAAAGATTGGACCAAATAGACCAACCTTTTATGGTAACACAGATAACTTAAACTTTTCTCCTATTTACCTAGATGTTGCTCCTGTAAAATTTCAATTCAAAGGAGACTTTACTTTATATGGATGTAAACTTCCTGTAGAAGGTGCAGTATATTCTGACAGAAATAGCAAATCACGTTCTCTCGTGGATAAGACGAAACCATATCAAATTGGTTATAATCTGGTAAACAATCAGATAGCTGATATTCTTATTGATGAGTTAGGTACTGTTATCATGTTAGATCAAAATGCATTACCTCGTCATTCTGCAGGTGAAGATTGGGGACATGGTAATTTTGGTAAAGCGTATGTTGCCATGAAGAACTTTGGTATTTTACCATTGGATACTTCTATTACAAACACAGAAAACGCACTTAATTTCCAACATTATCAAGTACTTAACCTAGAACAAACTAATCGTTTGATGTCAAGGATACAACTTGCTAACCACTTCAAGATGCAATGTTTTGACGCTATTGGTATTACACCTCAGCGTATGGGTGCAGTAAACGCACAAGAAACAGCACAAGGTATAGAACAAGCAATCAATCAAAGTTACTCTCAAACAGAACCATACTTTACACAACACTCTGAGTATTTGATGCCTAGAGTTCATGAAATGCGTACAGATTTAGCACAGTATTATGCTTCTACAAAACAGAGTGTAAGACTACAATACATGACTGCGTTAGATGAAAAGGTTAATTTTGAGATAAATGGAACTGAACTACTACTTAGAGATTTCAATGTATTTATATCTACTAAGGTAAATCAACGTCAGTTGATGGAACAAATAAGACAATTAGCACTTAATAACAATACTACTGGTGCATCTATCTATGATTTAGGTAACTTGTTAAAAGCTGATTCTCTTGCTGAAATTACACATACTCTTAAAGCAGTTGAAGAAAAAGTTCAAGCACAGCAGCAACAACAAATGCAAGCACAACAAGAAGCAGAAAAAACACGTCAAGAAGGTGAAAATCAAAGACTTGAGGCAGAACTTAAGTTTAAAGCAGAGCAAGCACAGTTGGATAGACAGAATGAGTTACAAATTGCAGAGATTCGTGCAGCAGGTTATACTGGTATGAAAGATCAAAACTTAAATCAGCAAACTGATTATATTGATACACTAGAATATCTAGACAAACGTAGAGCAAAAGAACGTGATCAGACAATAGCTGAAACAAGAGAAACTAATAGAATTATTGAACAGCAAACACAAAATGATTTGAAACGTCAAGAACTACAAACACGTAAAGATATTGCTGATAAACAATTACAAATTGCAATTGCTAACAAGAACAAGTATGACAAAAAGCAATCTAAAAAAAAGTAGTATAGCAATATAGTGTAAAAAACTTTTATTACTGGTACTCAATAGTTTAAATTTTTAAAGTTTATTTTGTACCTTTATATTGAAAGAAGAACAAGAAACCACAAAAACAGAAAAACATGGAAGAAAAAAAACCTAATAGTGGAGCAGCAGATGTAACATCTAATGTAACACTTGAAAGTATTGATGACTTTTTACCCTTACCAGGAGCAGAAAGTGTAGTAACTGCTGAAGAAGAAGCACCAAAAACTGTCTTCTCAAAAGAACAACCAGCAGATCTTACTTTTTTAGAAAATAAAACTTCTGATGCTACAGGTGAGAAAAAAGTCACACAAGAGGAGGTTAATGACGCAATTGCTCA